AAATCGGAGTCTGCTCTTGAGGAAGAGCAGTAGGATTGGCTACAATGCTATCTACATAGCTCCCTTATTTGGAGCCAGCCGTGTCCCGTGACGTGTCACCCCGAGGGGACCACAAGAACGGGAAAACCGACCTTCGATCCGAATAGACCCGTGCGAAAGCGCAGGGCCGGAGAAGGGGGTTGAGGCGGAGGCCGAGGCATCGGAGAGTTCTACTCCCATGCCCTGGTCTCTTGCTGCGAAGGTCGCTGCTGACGATCGCGCTCCTCTGCGAGTCGCGGTTAAACTTCCCGAGTCGCCGCTGGCGCAGTGGGGAAGTGGTAGCAATCTTCGAGGGACCCCCCAAGGTCTTACGTGCTGGGCGGCCGAGTCAGCTGCAAGGGAAGTGGAAAGCCCTTGTGCCTTGCTGGTTCGCTACAGGCGTAAGACGCGAAGGTCAGCTCGCGAGTAGGGCCCAGCGACAAGCGGAGGAATACCCTCCGCTTGCAACGGGCAGAGACAACAGGGAAAAGTCTCGACCGGCGGCAACGCTACCCCGGCTTACGAATCGCAAGGCCGAAACAAGAACACAATTCCTGGTGAGGGGGCTCCGGTGATGAACCGGTTGCTGGTGCGGCCAGGTCATAAATAATCCGCGGTCAGGGGGAATAGCCCCATTGCGTCCATAGCTATCCCTCACCACCAAAGGCGTAAGGCTTTGGTGCAAAAGCATCCCCTCGCCAATGCAACGGAGTGCGCACCACCTGCGGTAAGCTACAGCCGCTATATCATGTCACCTCCTTGAGCTCATTCCCACCTGTAAGACGCCCTTCCCAGGAATCACCTCAACGCCACTCCGCTGCTACCACTCTGCTAAACTCAGCCCACGCTATACCCTCCTCCTACACTCAGCTCCCAAGAAGGGTCTTTACAAAAGGTGTGCAGCCAAAAGATAAGCTGCAAGCTTGCCTATACCAGGAGGCGCCTGCTGGGAAAGGCTTAGGAAGGGCTTGTAGGAAAAAAGGGACTCAAGTCTGTACGCGCGTGTGCGAGGCGGGTGGGGGTGTGGTCACAAGCGCGGGCGCTGCGGGCGCGCGGGGGTCCCGTCCGGCTGGGGGCAACGCGCGTGCGTGCGACCTCGAGCGGCCTCGCGCGTGCGCGCGGCCGACTTGACGGCGGCTACTATAGTAGGCGAGGCCGCTGTGGCTGAGCCAGGCAGAGTGGTCGCCCCAGGAGATGTAGCTATGGCAAAAGTGCAGACTAGAACAGCAGCCGTGTCCGGTCAGTCTAGCGAGAGGAGGCTCTTCCAAGCTCTTCCGATGCATGCGGACTGGCGGATTAACTGGGAAAGCACGCAGGGGTTCAGCACGCTCGCCACGAGCCGCAAGTACTACGAGTGCTGGGACAAGGAGGAAGACCGCAAGGTGTGCGAGCTGAGCGTGACCAGGAGCCCTATGAATACGCAGTGGTACTTCCTCCCGGTTGACGGTGGCATCGGGGGCATCTCGGCCAGCGACGCCAAGTGCATGCTCCAGCTGTCGGCAGCCGAGGTGCTGGAGCTGCTGGAGGCCAACAGGTACGGCGGTTGCCGAGGAGAGTAGCCAATTGCTGCGGGGCAGGGAGGCCCCATCTGTTCAACACATCAACATCTATCATCTGGAGACGCAACCATGAATACCACATCATCCGCGAAACGTCTAACGCGGTGTGCCAGCAGGCACGCCTCCCCTGTCACCGCTGTCGAGTACAGCGGTAACGAGAAGCTGGGCTCAGGCTGTTCCGCCACCTATGTCAGTCAGGATACCGCCTATACCAAAGACGGCCTGACTATCCTGCCCTGTCCAGCCATGACGAGAGGTATCACTTGCGGCCAATGCCGGCTGTGCCTGGACGACAGCCGGCTCAGACAGCGTCGCATTGCGATCGGCTTTGCAGCCCATTCCCAGGGAGCCAACAAGGCCCGCATGGCCCTGGCTGTGGTAGACTGAGTGAGGACGTTATGACCAACTTGCATCCGTACATGTGGCTAGGCCAGCTTTCCCGATTGGGGTTGATGGCCTCTGATTGTGTCGATAGCGACTTTGAGATCGAGGGGATTTTAGGCGATTACGTGCAAGACCATGACATTATGGAGGCAGCCATGTTAGACCTGGAAATCGGTGCATCTTATCTGTTCAAGACATTTGGGCTTTTCTATCGTGGCCGAGTCATGAAAGCTGATGGCAGGGTGATCATGCTGGAGTCCACGGAGGAGAGCCCTGTCTATCTGGTGGATGAGGTTGGCGAGACGGCTGCTGTCCTCAGTGGCCGATCGCCTGTGGCCTACGAAGAGCCGTTCCCCCCGGGGCTGGTGCGGCTGAACCCCATCCATGTTTACGCGGCTGAGGACGGCACGCATATCCGGCATAGCTAGAGGGGTAACCATGTTGAGTATGCCGTGGCTCGCGGACAGGTCCAGGACTGGCGTTGCTTCGTGGAGTGGCTGGATTAGAGGCAAGGCAGGCGTTTGGCCCAGGTCCAGTTCCAGATCCTGTGCCGGAGCCAGGACTAAACCCTGTTCTAGCGCCAGAGGCTGGTCCAGTTCCAGGGCTAGAGCCAGAAGGTAACCATGTTGAGTATGCCGTATGTCTTTGTCCTGCGGAGAGCCGCCTCTCGTGCGGGAGTCTGCGCCAGCGCCAGGGCCAGCGCCCTCCGCTGCTAGCGACAGGTCCCATACCATTGCCACGGCGTCCTCCGCCATGGCCAGAGCCAGGAGGTGACAATGTTAGGTATGCCCTATTTTGCGGCGTCGGCCTATGCCGGCCCCAGGGCCAGACCCTGGGCTGCCTCTAGCGCCAGAGGTAGTGCCAGAGCCAAGGCCTGTGTTTGGGCCAGAGTTAGGGCATGCGCCAGAGGCGGGGCCAGGGCCTGGGAAGTGGCCAAGGCCAGCGCCAGAGCCTGGGCCAGAGCCTGGGCTAAATCCAGGGCCTGGGCCAAATCCAGGCCCAGGACTATAACCAGAGTCAGGGGATAACTGCTATCATGAGAGGGAGACGCTTTATGCCAAGGTCCAATTTGACAACTGACCAGCTACATGAGGCCGCGCATCGGGAGTTCGCGCTGGCCAGAGACGCACTACTGGCACATGTGCAGGCGTGTGAAGCCGCCTACCAGAGGGAAGGAGGCGCTAGAGGAATAGCCCAGGGCTGCGACCGGGCCGCAGTAGCCCGTGAAGTCTGGGTGATTAGTTGCAACCGGTTCCTTATGTTCTGCAAAGCAACGTCTGATTCTCTAACACGAGAGGCGAACCATGGAGTACAACGGGTGGTATAACTATGAGACTGCAGCAATCCACGACTTCATCTTCCTGGACAACTACCGCTCCGCCTACTGGGCCGGCAGAGCCGTGGCCACGGCCGCCAAGTTCGGCGATCGAGCCACGCTGGCCTGTTTCACGCTTGCCAGCGAGATGAAACGGGATACGACCATGGCAGTTGTAAGCCCCTGCCTGAAGGCTCTTCCCGCGGGCCCCTGCACTGAAAGCATCCAGGAGACGCTCTTGCATGCTGCATTGGCCCAGGTAAATTGGATGGAGGTCGCAAGACACCTGCTGAACTGCGTAGCCGAGACCCCCGCCGCTAACAAGGAGACACCACATGGACACTGAAACCATCAAGAGGCTCGTTGCCGAGTTCACTACCAAAGAGCTGCGCGAGCGCATGCTCACCCTGGTGGGCACGCAATACATGTACCGCGGCAACGTGGTATTGTCCAAGGAAGGGATGATCCGCTGGCTACTGAAGGCCGGCGCACTGCAAATCGAATTGGCTCTTCTGGATGCCTGGCATGGCAAGAAGCCCCAATAGCAGCATGGCCCTTTTCATGGAGACGCAATCATGAGACGAGACAATCAGGACGCAACCCATCTGCAGTTCGCTCTGGACTACATCAATGACGTTATCGAAGCCCCCACGCGACGGCAGTTGCCTCCAGGGGCCCTCGACCATGGTCAGGAAAACATCATCCGGGCCGCAGTCAACTATGGCCGACTCTATGGCCTGTCCACACTCCCAGAAGGAGGCGTCCTCTACTACAGCCAATACCGTGACACGTTCCGCCAGCGCGCGATCGACCTGCATGTCCGCCTGGCCGTCCTCGACGAATGCTTCGCGATGGGCGTCCGCTCCGCCGTCCAGACTCGACAGCAGAAGGCTATCGGCTAGACAAGACTGTTTTGTATAACAAAGTTGGTACAAAACGCGCTGACCAGTTTTTTCACGCTCAAGGCATGGAAGCCCTATTTTTACTGGGTTTGAGGCCCCAAACTGCCATTTGGCAGAGAGGCGAGTAAAAGGAGGGCATAACGATGATAAACGAGGGCTGGAAGTTTCACGTCCGGGGGATTCGTGAGGGCTGCTATTGGAGTGGCTTGTCCGAATTTCATATCTATATCGAGCTGCATCTGCCGGAGGAGGGGATGCAACCCTGGGTACGCGTGGACTGCGGGCCGCCGCATATGATTGACTGGGAAGACGTGGCACCAATGCTGGAGGAGCCTCCAGGCCGCTACTGGCCTAAAAGGCTATAAGGACGCAGCCCTATCCTGGGAGGCAGAGCCGGACCGGGGCCCCGTACCCGGGGAGGGTACGATCTGCGTGAGTATGGCGCCCCAGTCCTCAGGACGCCATAGGTGGACGGAGACCCCTGGGACAGCACCGAGGGCTGCTAGCCAATCGTCCTGTTCCAGGGTCGTCCGTCCTTTGCTGGCTTTCAACTCGGCAAACAGCAGGCGGTCCCCCTTGACCAATACGAGGTCCGGGAACCCTTTCCCATCTCCCTGCACTGGCGTGCGCCAGGAGTTGGCTGTACGCGCTGGGCGACAGTGGAACGTCTTCCAGCCGTACAACTTGGCCAGTTGTAGCACCTGGGCTAAGAACTTACATTCGGTCACGGACCAGGCTCCTGCCACGGGCTAGCCAGGATGGGACACGTTCACAAGCATCGTCCTTGTGGAACAGTATTTCGCCTGCCTCCACACGCGCCATCAGGACCTGGATCTTCTCCTCAGAACCAGGCAACGCCTGGGTGGGCTTTGGTTCTTTGGTCGGGACCTTCATCCCTAATGGCCCAAAGTTGACCTTGAGCCTCCTGCGGACAGCGGGTATGGCGTAACAGGCCGAACACAACTTCTTGGGTCTGTTGATGACCCTCTGCAAACAGATAACGCACATGGCTTTCGCCGCGCCTGCTACTCGTGCCATAAATAAGCTCCTTCTTAGGTCGCCTTCCGCATGGGCAGCATGGCAGGGCAAGGCTCACTGCCAACCACTGTGTCATACATGACGCCGAGCTTGTGTACAATCCGGTTGCGCATGACTTTCAAGAACAAACTCAATTCCCCACCTTTACGGTGTTCAATAGCCGCGTCGAGCACCCAGCCGTCAATCTCATGTTGGAAATGGAGTACAAACTCATCTCGGGAGATGACCGTACCATTGGACAGGAGGTCATTTTGGATTGCTGCCATTGCTTCCTCTGGAAAGGGTTTCCAAAATACGTTCACGATGGAACCGTAACACGGCAAGTAGTTTCTCTGTTGCTTTGGCGGGTGGGCCTTTGAGGATTGGGATGCCATCCCGTATGTAGATTGTGAGCCCTCTCTCCTTCACGATCTCGAGTAGTTGGGTTGTAGTCACGGCTACGCTCCAGGACGCGCTCCTCTATGAGTCGCGGTTAAACATCAACCATTGCCTTCAGCTTCTCAATCGTTGCTCCAGCCTGGCGCTTGGTCATGCGCAGGGCGTCGTCGATCCTCCAATTGGGCATGCCAGCCCGGCGGGCCAGGTACATGATGTAGCCGGCCTGTTTGGAGGAGCACAGCTCAAGCCCCTGTCCGTTGTAGGCGGGCGGCGGCTTGGCACTGCTGTCGGTGTGCCTGCGGATGAAGGGCGACACTTCCTGGGCGGCGTAGGCCACCTTGGCCGTGATCTCCTTGCGCATCTCACTGCATTCGCCCAGGAGAGCCAACTCCGCCTCAGCGCGCTGGAGGGCAGCCTCAACGTCGCGTTCCTCGTGGTCCTCGTCCTCCTCCTGGTTGGCCAGGGCCAACTCCAGGACGTCCTCAGGGTATAGGCCACCCAGGACGTCTAACGCTTGGATTATCTTGTGTTTGCCAGCATTCCCGCAGTAGTCGACGACCAACATATCTTGCTTGTCAGACATGCGGATTGCCTCTTTCCGGTCCTCGGCATCCTCCAGGCCATCGACCACGTCAGGTAGCGGCCGTGTGCCACGGCCTAGCACCTGCGTATACAACGGCAGGCTCTTGGTCGGCCGGCACATGGCGATAGCCGAGGTTGTGGGAGCATCAAAGCCCTCCAAAAACAATGCACAGTTGAACAGGTGCCTCAGCTTGCCCGCCTTGTAGTCCCGGACCTTCTTGGCCCTCTCTTCCGCAGGGGTCTCCCCCGACAAGAAGGCCACGCGCTCCGCAGGCACGTACCGACCTAGTACACCCGCCATAGCTCTAGCGTGCGCTACGCTCACGCAGAACCAGAGCGTCTGCCGGTCCCCTACCAGCTCCTGGGCCGAACTCACCATACGGTGCAACGGCTCCTCTTGAAGTAAGATCGCCTCGAGGTCCGCTTGGTTGAAGTCTTTGGCCAAGGTACGCGCCCTGGAATAGTCGAGCCCATGCACCTTGACCATGCATTGCCGGATCGGCACCAGCCAGCCGTCTTGCACAGCTCGCTCGATACCATACTGGTAGCTAACCGACTCGCACACCGTGCCCAGGGCCAACTTGTCGTGCCTCTTGGGGGTCGCGGTAACGAACAGTTTCCGGGCCGTCTCAAAGTAGTCGAGGACACGCCGGTAGGAACGCGCCGGCGCATGGTGCCCCTCGTCTACAATGATGAGAGAGAAGAGGTCCGGCTTAAATTTCTCCCGACGTTCGGTTATCGAGAACGTCTGGATGGAGCCGGCCGTGATCTTCGTGTTTTCGTAATCCATGTGATGACGCGCATAGCTTCGCCCCATCTCGACCGCCACACTCCGGCCGGTGATGATGTTGATCTTCTCACATGCCTGCTGTACCAGCTCCTCACGGTGTGCCAGGATCAACACCTTGCCAGGCCACTCGTCGGCCAGGAAGGAAAAGACCACCGTCTTGCCCAGGCCGGTGGCCAACTCAAGGAGAGTACTCCCCTTCGTCTCCAGGTCCATCCAGACCGCTTTCTTGGCCTCCAACTGATAGGGGCGTAGTTTCATCGTGCTTATCTCCAAGGTGTGCCTTCACGGTGTCTGGCGCCGCTTTCCACGTGCTTTTCTCGATCCAGCCTAGCCCACCGCAGCCCATGCAGCCCGTGCTGCTGCCGCCTGCGCAATAGGGACAAACGCTATAAGGACGCGTGCCACGTAGGTTCTGCCAGAGCGTTGTCAACTCGTTGGTGCGATAGACTAGCTCCGTCTTGCGGGCCGTCTGGACCTTGGTTGGGTCTTCCGTCGAGCGCGACTTGCTCTTGGTGGCCTGAGTGTACTGGGCCATGTGCTCGCCGCCAGGCATCTGAGCCAGCTCTGAGATGGCACGCTGCAGCTTGCAGAGGATGAGGTCGATCTCCAGGAACCGCTGCAGCCCGCGTGCGAACGCCGGCGCCACCCAGTCCGGGACCGGATGGCCGAGGCGGTCCTGGATGTTCCTGCCAGCCTCCAGGTCTGCATCAATGGCCGCCTGTTTCTCCCGGCGCCTGCGGGCTTTGCTCACCTCGCAGACCTGGACACTCAAGGGTGCCTCGGCCAGAGCGGCCCCACGAGCTAGGCTGAGTGTCCCGTCCTCGACTGCCTCCTGCAGGTTTGGGCTGCCACGCCGCAGGCGCTTGGCACGGTAGAGGGACCGTTCGCTAATTTGCATCTGGGCAGCCAGGTCATGGTTGGCCAGCTCGCCGTTGCCAGGCGTGCTACCAGCGACTGCCAGGACCTCCCCTCCCGAGATACGGCCAGCATCCGGAGACCGCGTGGCCTGGACAGGGATGGCGGCCCGGGCCTCGGAGACCTTGGCCGCCGCGATGGCTCGCTGGACATCAGTCATGTGCCGGCGATGTAGGTTGACCGACACCACGAAGTTCAAAGCGGCGGCATCGTCCCCCTCGAACTCCACATAGCGAGGGGCGATGCCGGCCGCCAGACAGCTCACTTGCCGTCGTCTGCCATCCAGCACGCACCCCTGATAGAGGTAGATGTCATCGATCAGCCCATGCTCACGGATGTCGTCGGTGAGTTCCCAGAGGGGCTCCCCGTCAGCCAGCGGGAACATGGACGCGTAGGGATGCGGTGGGTACGGCTTCACAGGTCATCCTCCGTGATGAATTTGGCGCACGGCACGAGAGTCCGTGCTTGGCGCGGTCCGCCCTTCCTGATCAAACCAGCTTCCAGTAGTTTCGCGACGTGCTCCATGATGCCGGTTGGCGACCGCACTCCGATAGCACGCATCAGCTCCTTGATGGAGTACGGTATGGGCGACCGCCTGGACCGGTCCATTAGAGCCGCCAGGATACGCAGGCCCGTGGGGCCAATACGGCCAAAGCCGCGCAGCGAATGGTCCTTCATGGGGTCTCTGGTCATACGCCCTCCTCCTGGGCAGCGAGCACGCCCTCTTCCTGGTCTGCTAGCCGGAACGTCTTGGAAGACGTATCGTATTCCCAACCCTTGGTGACAGCGTAGTCGTAGATCATCCGCCGCACGAGACCACGAGCTCCCGGGTAAACGTCCTTGTAGGCCCCCATTAGCTGGTTGAGCCTGGACAGGTCCTGGACCGTACCCAGGACCTCCCGCCATTGGCGGACGGTGTCTTCGGCCTCGTAGTCCACTGGCTGCTTGCTATCCTGGACAGGTTTCTTGTTCATCCAGTCCGTGACGCCACTACGCCCTGTCACGCCTGCGGCGCGGTTGCCATCATCGTCCTCATCGACACCGCAGATCCCCATAATGCCCAGGAGAGCGTAGCGCCGGCCATAGGTGATGGCCGAGGCCACGCCATGAGCATCCGGCTTCGTCGCGGGGAATGAGCACGAGCTGAAGACCATGTACTCGCCCGAGTCGTGCTGGAGCCGGGTATGGACCACGATACCCTTCTCCCCGTCAGCCGTCCACTGGTGGAACGTGATCCCCTGAGGCAAGAGGGCAGCCCGGCAAGCCTCGAGGACGGCTCCCAGGTCCGCGTACTTCGACTTGAAAAAGGTGTTGGTCTCCGCCTTGACCGGGTCCTTGATGGACCTCTGGGCGGCAAGTAAGGCCGCGGAAACCTTGCAAACGGACTCGCTAGTAATCATGATGTCTCTCCATTGGTGCTATCGTCAGGGATGTAAAAGACTCCCAGGAGGTCCCGGTTGCGGATCACAATGTGTCGCACACCGTTGACCTTGATGCGCGTGCCAACCCCATGGTCAAAAACGAAATAGGTGCCCACGCGGAGGTGAGGCCAGTGCCGCGAGGAAGAACCCACAGCGATGACCTCCCCGCAGGAGGCTTCGAGGTTGTCACCCGGGATGACCTTGAGGAGCGTATGGTCCGGCATGGGCAAGAACTGGGCCCGCGCCGCGTAGTCGTTGCCTGACTCCTCGTCGTCCTCGATGTATCCCTCCTCATACTCCTCGTTGCAGTCTTCGTCATTACCTTTCATGCCTCGCCTCCCCGCCGGCATGCCTCCAGGAACTCGTCCACCCAGGCCCGGCAGGTACGCCGCCAGCTGCCGTACCTCTGGTACCGCAGGGACACCCGCATGCCGTCAATCACGACGCCCATGGTCATCCAGTCCTGGACCGTACTGGTCCTTACGCCAACCATCCTGGCAACATCTCCCGTGGTGAGGTCGCAGGCCACGACCTCGGCTTCGTCGACGCACATGGCAAATTCTCCTGTTGTGGGGAAGCATTGAAGTAGTGCTTCTACTGTAACAGGTGGAACTGAGTTGTCAAGTGGATCTTGGTGAATTGAGTTATTTCAGTGACCTCTCCCGAGGTCCAAGCCCGCCGAAGACCTCGGACCACTTCCAGTACTGGTTGCGCTTCAGCTCCCCGGCAGGGGTGAACTTCGGGAAGCTGCCGCCTGCGAACAGGGCCGCATAGGTGGGGTTGGCATGCGCCATGGCCGCTGTGAAGTCGCTCAGGCTCTGCGAATGCGTTTGCAGCTGGGGCTTCGTCCACTTGGGGGATAACCGCTGTCCAAACGACCCTTCCCCGGTCGCGGCAGTATGGAAGAACGACACACCTGGTCCTTCGAACGGCATCATGGCCGTCCGTTCCAGGTCCGTGCGATAGCGGTCGAAGAACTGGGGGAGGGTTTCCCCCTTGCGGATGCTGGTCATGATGGCATCGACGCTAGTTGGCTTGGCGCCCCGCTCGGCACCCGTCAGGCCCCAGAGGCTGAAGACTTTCGGCTTGCCTTCGTCGGTCTCGTACAGCTTGATGTCGGAAAGCTTGGTCCCCTGAGGGAACGCCTGCCCCCAGCGCAGGTAGTTCCAGATGCTGGCCACCACGGCGCCGCCGACGACAGCCCGCAGGAACATCTCGCCCCGCAGCCTCAGGTCGGCTTGCCAGTTGGGAGCACGCCCTCCCGTGCCCCCCGTCCAGGCCCGGATGCCCTGCGTCAGGAACGTGGTGTTGGCCACGGCGTAGGGCCCGATGCCTGAGTCCTTGAGGAAACGGACCAGGTCTCCCTGCGCGCCACGGTAGTAGTTGCCCGTCATGCCCTGGACGAAGTCCCGCAGGTCGGACTCGGCATTCACCTTCAGGCCGCGCTTAACGAGGTCGTAGAACGTATCGCGGGCCGTTAGCCTGGCTGCTTGCTGTATGACATCGAGCGCCTGGGTGGCGTAGCGTGTGAGGTCCCAGGGGCCGCCGCCGAACAGGCCCTGTCCCTTGGCCCCCTCCAGGGTGCTAAACGTCTTCATCATGCCCCGCCGCGCCAGATCGAGCACGTCAGCGCGGACGGCTGGGTCGTGGCTCAGGACCTTGCTGGTGTAATCCCAGATCCTCGGGATGTTGTGGACCGGGTCGGCCCAGACGACCTTGCCGAGGTTCTTTACGTGCGTGAGGCCCTCCGCCACGCCGGCGAGGTTAAAGCGGTTATAGACGCCAAGCACCAGGTTGCTAGCATTCGTCAGCTCAGAGGTCTTGCCCAGGTTCAATGCCTTGTAGGCTTCATCGAATGCCCCCTTGTCCCAGAAGAAGAACGAGGTTTCCCCCTTGGCCGCGGCCTGGCTGCCTTCGGGGGGCTTGACGTTGGGGATTTCAAACGCCTTGGTCAGCTCAGGTCCCACCACTCCCTCACCCCGCTTGCCGCCCGGCGGCCCCCACTCGCCCACGGGCTGTACGGGCCCAAAAGGCGACACGCCGCTGGCGGCCCGGACGTACTCCGCCCGGGCCGCTCCCACCAGCCGGGTCCTCAGGGTGTTGCCAATAATGTTCCCGAGGTCGATGTCATACGCATAGGCATTGCCCTTGAAGACGTTGTCAAAGGGGTCCTTACGCAGACGCTGGTTCTTAAGCGGGTTCACGCTGCCCGTGCCCACGGGGGCGCCGCCTAGCTCGGGCTCGGCTGGGGAGCCTACCTGTCCTGGGCGAATGGGTTTGATTGGAGCCGAAGTCGGCACATCCTGGATTATGACTGCGGTCGGCGGCAGAGCGTCCCCCTCCTGGTAGGCCCTCATGTTCATGGCCCGGCCAGGGATCTGCGTGAACGAGTCAATGGGGTCGTCAGGGCTCATGCCACGCTCGCGACGCAGGGCCTCTTCCATGACAGGCACCATGTGGATGCCCCAGTTGCCATTGTTGCGTGCCGCCCCCGTGGCGCTCTGGTACTCGGGGTTGGCCAGCACCGCCTGGTATTCCGCCTGGTTGGCAATAGCGGAGTTCCGCTTGCCAAGTACGGTCCTATCCTTGAAATACTGATAGTGGTCCAGGGCCTTCGTGGCATTCCTTTGGGCCTGCCGCGCCTGCTGCAGGTGCTGCGCCTTCTCCTCGGGCGTTATGCCTGGGGTGCGCGCCAGCTGCTTCGCGGCCGCGGCGATGGCTGATTGCTGCCGCGACTGATCAAGCCACCCCGCCTCCGCATAGCGGAACCTTTCCTCGACGAAAGCATTACCGAACAGCACCTTTTTCGCCTCGGGCTGGTTGGGGCCCATGACCCGCATGACCATGTCCCCATGCAGCATGTCCGCCCAGCCCTGGGCCGAGTTGAGCTTGGCCAGGTAGTCGCCAACGGTTCGGGACAGGGCAATAGTCCGGGGACCCATTTCCTGAGCAAACTCCCGCAGAGAATAACCGACCTTCGCGGCCACCTCCTGGGAGACCTGCCAACCGCGGCTGGCTCGGCCCACGACTTCGTCCCAGACAGCGCTAGGCCAAAAGGCATTCCCTAAACCTGACTCGCCAACCAGGAAGTTGACCAAGGCGCCGATGGGGCCCTGGCCGGGCGGCACAGGTGTGGCAGGCGAGGGCGGGCCGCCCTGGGCCACGTTGCGGCCCTCGGGTGTAACGCGGGCCAGGAGGATGCCGCTCTTCTCGTTCGGGCCCGGCTCCTTCTCCCAGTGCAGCTCCAGGAACCCCTTGCGGCCCAGGGCCTTGATAGCGTTGGTGGCCGAGCGGGACTGCTGGGAGTTATAGACCCAATCCGCCCCGTTTTGGACCAGCCCCTTGAGTAACAGCAACTGGCCCAAGCCTTGGCCTCGTGCGTCCTTCTCGACTTCAATACCGGACAGCCGGCAGACCGTCTCACCCTCCTGGACGATACCGGGGAAAATTTTGTTGGCTGCGCGCACCTCGATGCCAGCGGCCTTTGGCCGGTCCAGAGTCAGCAGGCCCTTGCTCTCGCCGTTAACCAGGAGGTCGTGGTGTCGCTCCTCGGGATCATGGCGCACCTCAACCTGGTCAAGGTCTTTGGGCGGGTTTTCCCCAAAGCGCGACCACAGCCATCTCCCTAGCGTGATTGGCCAGAAGGGATCGCCTTGGCCCGATTCACCCAGGAAGCCCTTCAGCTTACCGCCGGCGGCTTCAGGTACGCCTGGGGCAGCCGTAGCCTGGGCACCCGCGGCGGCAGCTTGCCCAGGTCCTTGTTCCGCAGCGGCAGCTTGACTGGCGCCTCCGCCTTCTGGTAACTCGTAGCCAGCGGCAGGTCGAACGGGTGCCTCGACCCCGGCTGCACCTTCGGCTGCGGCTGCGCCTGCAGGAGCCCTAGCGCCTGGCCCAGCTTTTGTAGGTTTGCCTTTCTTTTTTGGACCCGTGTCGTCAAGCTCTGCATGGCATCCTGCAATTTCGGCGAGATATTTTGCCTCAGATTCAGGGGTAAGCTTTCCATGCTTTGCCTCCTCCGCCATGGCGTTAACGAGACCGGTTAGCTTCCTCTCTACTCTACCTGTGCGACTGGAGGCGTCTCGATGCGCCTCTCTCAGCCCCGAGTCCTCCGGGTACTCGACAGGCCCCTGGGCGATATTCTCGACAAGGTTCTGCAGCTTGACATCGTCATCAACGATATCGTCGATGCTGCGCTCGATGCCCTTTTTCAGGAGCCCCTTCTTCTCGATCTGCTGGATCCGCTGCTTCGAGACGCCGAACTGCTCTCCGATGACATGCAGGTCCTGGCCCATCGCGACCCGCAGCACCAGGACGTCCTCCTCTCGCTGTGTCAGCTCGGGGAACAGGCGCTCTGGCTCCGGAGGACGGCCCAGCTTGTCAAAGGCGCCGTTGGCTATCTTCTCAATCTGGACCGGTGTGTATTCATCCTGGTAATAGCTGGCGATGTCCGCGAAGCTCATCCCCTGGTTAACCATCGAGACGACTTGGTCTTCCAGAGGAGTCAGCTGGGCCCCAGGTCGTCCGGCCCCGGTGGGCTGGGCTCCGGCTCCGGCTCCCTGTCGCCCGGCTGGAGCCCCTGGCTCGGCCCCAGGCCTCCCAGCTGGGACAGGCTGGGCGCCCCCACCTGCGGGCTCTGGAGGGGGCTGCCCTGGTTGCTCTGGCTGTCCTGGCCCAGCTGTGACCCGCTCTGCCCCCGGGACGGCTTGCTCAGCGGCGCCTGCCCCCGCTGGGGCCGTGGCGCCTTGCCCTGGCCGCCCTGGCTGCCCTTCGGCGCCTTGCGCCCCAGGCCCCCCTTCGGCTTCTGCAGGTGCAGGCCCTTGAGCTTCTTCCCGCTGCGCTTTGGTGCTTTCATCAGTACGTGCGGCCTCCTTGGCCTTGGGGCGATAGACGTATTTGCCCATGAGGTCGTCCGGGCCTGCTGGCGCGCTCTCCTGCTTGAAGCCGACTTTTCGGAGGAGCTTGTCGTAGCCCTCCCAGCGCTCCTTGGCGCCACGGCTCCCCGCCTTGAGCGTGCCCTCCGCAGCTACAGGACGGTTGCTGTCAGTTGCCAGGAACTCAACCCCCATGCCCATGTCATACAGGCGTCTGGCCACCTTCATCAGTCCCCGGAACAGGTCGCCCCCACCACCCTCCTCCATGCCACCGCCGCTGAACTCTACCTCGACAACATGGCGAGCCTCTTGCTCAGGGCTGAAATGGAGGCGTATGGTCCGGTTGCCCTTGGCAATAGTTGACTCGATGGTGCTCTCGCCTTTGAGCTCCATGTTGCCAAAGACATTCTGCATCATCGCGATAAGATGCTCTCCCGGCGTGGTAGCTGGAGCTGGAGCTGCTGGAGCTGCTGGAGCTGGAGCTGGAGCTGGAGCTGCTGGAGCTGGAGCTGCTGGAGCTACCGGAGCCACCGGAGCTGCCGGAGCTGCTGGAGCTGCTGGAGCTGCTGGAGCTTGCGGAGCTGGCGGCGTTCCGCCTGGAGGTGGGCCTGGAGGAGCACCTGGGGCTGGAGGTGTTGGAGGGCCTGGCGGCGTTGGCGGGGCCCCACCTGGAGGTGTTGGAGGTGCTTGGCTCGCCTTGGGATACATGTCGGCCAGGGCCTCTGCATAAGCCCTGCGCTTGGTGTCCGCGGGTACGTCCTTGAACAGGTCCAGCACGTCCTCACGGGTGGGGTTCTGGTTCCTGGCTAGCAGCCCCTCCAGTTGCTCGTGCATCTTCGCCAGCCGGGCCATGGCGAAGTCGCGCTTGAGCCCCGCGGCGCCACCCTCGTCCAGGGCCGCGTTAAACGCCTCCATGGCTGCCTTGGAAAGGTTAGGGACCCCCGTGGCTGGCGCTGTGGGAGTGTCCTGGGCTGGCATGGACCACTCGGCGTCCGTCTGGGCCGCCTTCTCGGAGCCGCCCTTCAGAGCAGCAGCCGTCTCCGCGGCCTTGCCACGCGCAATCCCAGCCCGGTTGGCTTCGCTCTGGTGCAGGCCAGCGAACAGGCCAAAGGTGGCCAGGTCCATCACAGTTCTCTGGGCCGCTTTCCCCCAGTCGCCTTTAATCGCGTCCTGGATCGGCCCATAGGTCGACCGCAGGCCGCCAGCAAAGGCCAGGAGGTCCGTAGCACGCTGTGCCAGGAACTGGCTCCCCAGGCTGGTGCCAAAGCGAGCAAAGGCCCGACCCAGGCCCTCACCAGGAATAAGGTAGCCCGCCTTGCTGGCGCCGCCGAGGATGGCGATCTCGGCAGCCCCCATGGCATAGGCCGCTGGCAGGCCCTTGAAGTCGAGCGGGTGGCGCCCCGCCTCGACGTTGTTGTGGGCCCACTCCTCGGCATAGAACGACGGCGTAGCTGCCACGGTAGTCAGGAAGCGGCCCGTCTTGGCCAGCAGGCTAGCACCGCGAAAGACGCCCCCGCCGACCGTACCGCCAGCAGCAGTCTCAACGAACAGGGCGGGCAGCCGTGCAGCCGCTGTGATCCAGGGGTGCTCCTCTTCCTTGCCCGTGACCTTGTGGTAGTAGGCAATGGCCTTGTAGTCTTCCGGAGTAGCCTTGCCTGCATCCACGCGGCGCTTGGCCTCCCCATAGGCCGACTCCATCCCCCATCTCTTGCCGTAGGAATAGCCGGGGATGACGTTCCGGGCCCAGTCCCAGGGGACCTCATAGCCCTCCCATGCCTTGTCTGCCTTCTCCTGCTGGGTCTGCTTGGCCAGCTCATCGTAGCCCCCCTTGACGCTGTAGGGGTCTACTTCCGGGAAGTTCTGCCGCAACCCCTTCTGCACCTGGGCCCAGGGGGACTCGGCCATGGCGTGCGTGTGCAGGTAGTCCACCACCCGTCGCTGGGCTTCCTGGGTTCCAGGGTAGGCGTCCTTGAAGTGCCAGTCGTCCTTGCCGCCCGCCAGGGTGAGCTGTGCCTCAATCTGATCTAAATCGACGGGCGGAGCCCCCTCCGCCTTGGGCTGCGTGTACTCTGGGTACAGCTTGCTCAAGGCCGCAGACTTGTCAGCCTCGGAGGCGTCGTCGGGGATGCCAGCCTGTTGCCAAACCTCGGCGGGAATAGCCATGGAGATCCTTCTCGCTTACCCGAATAAAGTGGTCGCCTCTTCTACCTGGGGGGCCGGCTTCGGCTTCGGCTTCTGCTTCTTTTCTTCCTGGGCCGTTCTTAGCCGCTGCATGATCTGCTTCAGCTTGGCGTTGTACTCCTGCCGCCGCTCGGACTGGACGCCATCCGGGCCGATCATGTCTTCCAGTTCCTTGAGACTGGAAAGCCATAAGGCCTGATTGTCCGCGCCCCCCATATCCCGCATCTCCTGGCCCAGCTTGGCCAGGGCCGCCTTATCCTGGGCCGCTGTGCGCACCGTGCCGCCAGCAGGCGCGTTCCCCTCGCCGCCTCCCTTGCCTGTACGCTGCGGCACGGTCCCCAGGCCGCCTTCCACGCCGCTCGACGTGACCCAGTCGCCGACCATATTCTTCGCGGCCTCCTGTATGCTGGCCATGTCCTTCAGATGGGGCGGGATCGCAACCTGGTTGCCGCCAGCCGAGTTGATCTTGTCGATCTCATGCCGCTGCTTCATGAGCATGTCCGTGGCCTTGTGCAGCGCCTCCATCTGGTCCTTGGGCGTCATGGCGATGGATCGCTGGTACTTGCGCTCTTCCTCAGAGTCTTTGAACACCATCTTGGCGGCTTCCACCTGGGCCTGCTGGCGGCGATGGTACAGGTCCCGCTCCAGGCCGGCCCGCTCCTTCTCATTGCCGCGGAAGTGTGCCTCCTGCAAGTCGACGCTGTGGTTGACCGCGTCAAAATACTTCTGCTGCTGATGATTGTAGTTTGCCTTGATGGCATCGATCTGGTGCATGAGAGCCTGCCGGTCATGCTGGCTCAGATGCGGCTGGCGAAGCTGCCGGTTCAGGAAGTCAATCTGCTGGTTGGCCGCCTGACGCATTGGCTCCGGGTGCTGCGCCTTGTGCCGTTCCTCGGCACGCTGTCTCCAGATGTCAAAGTCCGCCTTGCTCGGGTCCCTAGGTGGCCTGGGTAGGTCCCAGTCCTCGCTCAGGGCTCCCGTGGCCCCTGGAGCCTTTCCGGGGCCTCCCTGGCCGGCCTGGAGCGCCTTCTGGTAGTCCTCCTCCCGCATGGGGCCGCGACCTAATGTCGCCTGCTGCGCTTCCGTGGGGAAGACCCAGGTCTCCTGGTTGGGCCCGTTGAAGACCGTCATCCGGTGCGGCTTCTCGGCCTGCTGCGGTGCGGCTTGGGCTGGAGCGCCAGGAGCTGGTGTTGTCGGCCCAGGAGGCTCGGCTGGAGCTGCGCCGCCCTGGGTCGCATCATCTCCGCGGGCTGGCATGGGACCCGCAGCCCCAGGCGGAAGGCTGGGCATGCCTCTGGCAGGCCCTGGCAGCGGCTCGTTTTGAGACTGATATCCAGCCATGGCAGCACGCTGCTCTTCCTTCTGGGCTAGCTGCTGGGCCTTCTGCTCCTCCTGGATGGGATCGGTGTAGTTCTCGATCAGCGGCCCAGACACCCTGGGAGGAGGGCGTCTGGCAGACCCTGGCAGCGGCTCATCTTGAGACTGATACTCAGCCATGGCAGCGCGCTGCTCTTCCTTCTGCTTCCGCTGCTGGGCCTTCTGCTCCTCCTGGATGGGGTCGGTGTAGTCCTCGTTGGATTGGTCCTCGTCATAGTCGGCCATCACTCAGACCCTCCCTCTCCAGGCGTAGCTGGTGGCTGCATCGAGTCCAGCAGCATCTCCTGTTGTTTCAGGCGATGGTCCTGCCTGCGGTCCGCGCGTGCGTGGTGCGTGGCGTATTCCACGGGATGCCAGGTGACGTCCCCCTTGGCGCTCTGCTGTGGGTAATATTGCTGCTGCAGGTACTCCCCATCATCCGTCAGGTGGTTGAAGGTCATCACCTGTCCAGGCAAGTTCTTGGCAGCGCTGGCCAGATGCACGTTCTGGATCGCCTTCTGCATGGCCGCCATGTGCATGCCCTGCTGGAGGGCCTCCTGCATCTGCTTGGCCTGCTGCTGCTGCTTGGCTTGCATCAGGGGCTGCTTCAGCTGCGTCAGCCTCTGCAGGGCCTCCTTGACCCCTGGCTCGTTGGCGTCGTACTCCCCCGTGCCGACCTTGGCCTGCAACGCGGCCTCGGCGTTGATGTAGCGTGTGAGCTGCTGCTGCTGCGGGGCGTTGAAGTCCATGGCAGGCGCTGGCCCGGATGGCTGCATGGGCTGAGGCTGGGACATCCCTGTTGGCTGTCCAGGGTAGTCGGCCTCAGGAGCGTCCTCGGGGATGAGCCGGCCATTCCCGCTATAGCTGTCACTCATTGAAGGCATTGGTAGTTCCATTGGTAGGTGGCCGTCGTGGTGGCTGGCAGCGGTGTGCTGGACGACTTCAGGATGAAGTGCGCCGTGGTCACGTCGGCCTGCAGCAGGACGATACTGCCGTAGGCCAGGGCCCAGGTCGCCGCGTTCGCTGGCATTATGACGACTCTCGGCGCCGCTGTATAGGCTGTGGCAAAGGCCACGGTGGCCACCGTGGCATTGGAGGCCGGCGTGTCCGCACTGTCCGTGCTGACGGTCAATGTGCCGGCCAGGTCGGTGCCTGCCACGGAAGCCGTAGCATGCGCTCCGGCTCCCGTGTCCGTGGTCACTGTAGGGGTCGAACTGTTGCCGCGCAGGTGGACCAGCTTCACGTCCGTGGCACTGAACGTCTTGGCGCCCGTGACTGCCTCAGTGCCAGCCAGGTGGACGACCAGGCTGTCTGTGGCCAGGGCGGCCAGGTCGGCCGTCAGGTTGGTTACCTGGGACTCCGTGATGGCGATGTTGGTAGCGGCAACTGCAGTTACACGGCCGTAGGCGTCAACCGTCACTCGAGGCACGACTGCTGCGGAGCCGTAGGTCCCAGGGACGCCGACCTGGGTCATGCTGATCGTGACGTCATTCGACAGCAGGCCGCCGCCCGACAGGCCAGCGCCGGCTGTGATGAGCCTGCTCTGGGAGACCAGCCCCTTGAAGGCCCAGGTGGACACCCCTGTCTGCACGATGTTCCCGGCCCGGATCAGGGAGTTAAGGATGTTGGCTGCCTGCTGCTGATGCGTCCGGGTGCGGCGTGTGGACTCCAGGTCCACCATCACCAGGTTGAGCAAGGGCGTGGTGAAGCCTGCCAGGAAAGCCGCCCGCAGGCTCATGGGCGGCTCCAGGGTCAGGACCCGGATGCCCACGAACGGCTCTGGCTCATCTCGACGCACGCGGAGGGACGAGATATCGAAGGCCGCAGGCGACCCGAAGGCGAGCGACGCCCGCTTCCGCCGGCGCATGATGGCCCAGGAGTCCTCGTAGAGCCACTGGACCTCGGCAGCTGTAAGGCTCCTGTTCCAGACCATGGGCATGTCGATGGAGCCGTTGAACCAGCGGTTGTTGCCGTAGATGCCCTTGCCGATCCACAAGGCATCCGAGTTGGCCATTGCCCAGTTATTGCCGGCGTTGCCTGTAGTGTTCGAGCCGAACACCCCGTTGATGTAAGTGCTGATCGTAGCCCCATCGTAGACGGCTGCGATGTGGGTCGGTATATCGAACGGGACCGCGGCGCCGGTGCCGTCCTGATAGATACTGGCCCCGCCTGCACTAAGGGCGACAGCCAACTTCTGGTCACTCCTCAGGAGGAGGGTATAACCGTCCGTGGTGAAGTGCTCCTTGCCCAGCACACAGTTGTAGCTCTCCGTGGAGGCGTGCCAGTTGACCCAGGTCGCGATGGTAATGGGGTTCTTCCCCAAAGCGAAGCGCAGGCTCGGGCTATCGGGGACGCTGATGAAGCCAGTGCTGCCATTGAGCTTTACGCAGGAGCCGTTGTAGCCGCCCACCCAGCTGCTGCCGCCATTGAAGGAGCCATGGTTGCCATAACCGCTGAAGTCATAGACGCTCGTGCCGCCATTCTCCACGAATGGCAGGCATAGGATCAGCCCTCGGGCCAGGGGGTGCTCTCTGCGGGATGCTGGCCAGGCTGGCTTCGCAAGGGTAGAGGTCGTCGGATAGCTAAAGATGAACGAAGTCTGCCGGCGCCGCAGCAGACTCCAGGAGTCTTCGTAGAGCAGGTTGATTTCGTAGGGCGAAAGGGCTCTGCTCCAAACCATCGGCATGTCCACGGAGCCCGAGAACCAGCGGTTGTTGCCAAAGGCGGATTTGCCGATCCAGAGCGCGTCATTGTGGACCATGCCGCCCCAGGAAGACCCCGTCGTGCTGTTGGAACTTAGCGTGCCGTTAATGTAGGAACAGACCGTCGTGCCGTCGAAGGTGCAGGCAACGTGCGTAGGCGTATTGAAGGGGACAGTGGCACTGGTGCCGTCCTGAGAGACCGTCGTGCCGCCCGACAGATAGAAGGCAATCTTCTGATTGCTCTTCAACAGCAACGTGTAGCCTTCGGCACCGAAATGCTCTTTGGCCAGAATGCAGTTGTACGCTTCCGTCGACGCGGCCCAGTTCACCCAGGCAGCAATCGTGATGGGAGGCGTCCCCGAGGCGAAGCGTAGGCTGGCGTTGTCCGGGACGCTAAGGAAGCCCGTGCTGCCATTCAGGCTGACACACGAGCCCTGATAACCTCCTGCCCAGTTGCTGCCGCCATTGAAGGAGCCGTGGTTGCCATAGCCGCTGAAGTCATAGGCGGTCGTGCCGCCGTTTTCCGTGAAGGGCAGGCAGAGGACCAGCCCCTGGTTTAGGAGATGCCGGCGCTGGGAGACTGGCCAAGCTGGCTTCGCAATCGGCATGGGTCATGCTCTTGCCGTGACGACGCTAATGTCCGCATCAATGGTGCAGTTCTGCACCGTATTGCTCCCTGAGACAATCTGCACCGCGGCCCAGGCCTCGTAAATTTCGATGGTCCACGAGGTGACCACGTTGTTACCCAGAGTGGCCACGAGGGCCCCGCCGTAGTTTACCCACAGGTGCGGGCTGCCGCCGTTGTAGTCGTTGGCCACTTGCACCTGGGCCTGAGCCGCCACGGTTGGCCCTGTGCTACCGTTGGTGATCTTGATGCTCAGGGAAGCGCCGCATCCTGTGGTCAGGTCGGGCCCCACGGTGCTGACGTTGCCTGACCCGGCCGTCATCGTGACGCCGGCCAGGATGGCCGTCCTGGTCTTACTTTCCGCCATGGCTAACCTCCGATCTCCTCGATCTCCACGCCTCCGGACAGGTGGACGGTGCCCGAGACAGTGCTCATCAGTTCATACACGAACGCCTCAGTGGGGCCGACCACGGGTGGCTCGTCATAGCGCCACATGTCGCCCTGGTACATATGGACGCCATTCTCATAGAGCACGATAGCCGTGCCGTTCGTCGTGGCCTTGCTCGTCGAGTTGATGCAGCAGGTAGTTGACGAGCAGGTGGCGTCGCCCGGGTCGTTCTTCGAGGGCGTGATCCCTGTCGTGCCTCCCGAGCCGTTCGACACGGTGGCTGGCAGGAACCGGGCCCGCAGTTGCAGCATCTGGCCCGTGGCTACCGAGGTATCGGTACAGCCGACCCACTGCCTCAGGATGCGGTAGACCTTGCCAGTCGCCCCGGTGACCTGCACTAGGTCCTGGGCTGCGCTGACCAGCACGTTTTCAAAAGTTACGCGGTATTTCCTGCTCATGGATTAATCCTTAAGGGGCAATCATCCCCATGCTGGTATAAATCCCCGCCAAGTCTTTTGCACCTGCCGCAGCCAGGCCGGGCTGGCTCTCCCAGTACAAGTCCCTGTTGATGGCGGCTGCCCACTCGGGATGGGCCTGTGCCAGAGCCGTGGGGTCCTGGAAGAGAGCCTCATTGTTCGCGGCAGCTTGGTCCTGGGCCGTGGGGTCCTGGAACAGGGCCTCATTATTGAGAGCCTCATTGCTTGCGGCATCGCTGCCTGGGCCATACATGTCCGCTACGCCCGGAGGCATGGTGGTTGGCTGTGCGAAGTTGTAGTCCACCGGCCCCCCTGCCGGGCCGCCACCACCGCCCCCGCCACCGTAGGCCGAGACGGGGTTGTAGCCCGGGATTAAAGGCGACTGCGCGCCGCCTCCGCCTCCTGCATAAGGCTGGCCTCCTGGCAGACCAGCCGTACCGCCGCCGCCATTGCCCATCCCCGGAGCATTGAGCGGGTTGTCCAGGCCCTTGGAGCCGCCACCACCGCCTGCGCTACCACTGCCGCCACCACCCTGCCCCTGGGACCGCTGCTGACTCTGCTGGCTGGACGAGCCCGTAGACTGGGCAGACCCCGAGCTGAAGGTACCCGTAAGGGCTCCCATCTTGTTCGCGAAGCCGCCATAGCCCGCCAGGGCATTACCGTACTGGGAGGCCAGTTGCGATTGCAGCCCGGCACCCTGCATCTGAGCCCCCAGGCCAGCCAGGCCCGTCTGCGCCTGATAGCCCGCTGCAGTCTGCGCCAACTGGGCCCCGAGGTTGCCGTAAGCCTGTGAGGCCATGAGGGCGTTCTGGTTCTGCAGGTTGCCCACAGCCGACGTGTTGCCCAGGCCGGCGTTGGTCAGTTGTTGGGTGGTGTTCCCCTGCGTCTGAGCAAATGTTCGGCCAATAGCCTCCGCTGCAGGCGTCGCCACTCCCCAGTTGCCATTTTGACCCAGTACCTGGCCCATGCCCAGTGTGTTTTGGATGGTTTGCCCCAATGGTTGGTAGCCACCATAGACCTCCGGCAAGTTTTGGTTGAGCTGCGCCTGACCACCCTGGTAGGCGGCCAGGACATTGCCATAGTTCTGCTCGTTCATGCCCAGCAACTGCTGGTAGCCGGCCTCCAGCTGCGGCAGCACCTGGGTACTGGACTGCTGCTGGCTGGTGGACTGCTGCGCTGACGACCCACTGCCAGAGCCGAAGGAGACGTTGAAGTTAGGCAACTGCGACATGGCTTAGACTCCAAAACTTGTGCGCCGGCGCACGCGACCTTGTCCTGCTATCCGGGCCCGGACCTCTTCCATGGCCCAGTAGCCCGTGGCACTGACCTTGACCCAGAGGGCATGGCCCGCCCGCCGTATGGGGGTGTTCAAGCTACGCCCTGGCCCCCAGGTGCCTGTAGCCACTGCGGTCGAGGCCAATGCCTGCTCGGCCGTGGCGCCCACATAGACGCTCCAGGTGACGTTGCCACTCGTAGCGCCCAGCACGCCCTGGATGTCCTTGAGCAGCACCTCGTCGAGGTCACGGGTCAGGATGGGCCCCAGGACCACGGCCGAGGCCATGGCCGTGCCATCGTCTGTAACAGCCGCCTGCTGGAAACAGCGGACATAGCCGTCCTGGCAGCCGATCAGGGCGATCCGGTAGTTCAGCGTGTTGCCATCAAAGGCGACGCAGCAGAGCGGATTGATGCTGTTAGTCGCAAAGACATCGGTCCACCAGGCATTGGTACGCTGCTCCCAGAAGAAGTGGGTTGTGGCGCCAACGGTAAGGGGCGTCACGAACAGGTGGAACCCCTGCTCGACGTCGTCCCAGAGCATGCGGATGGCTACCAGGGAGGTCTGGATCTGGGCCAACAACTGTTCCACCTGCTGGCTAATACGCACTGGCGGACCCTGTCCTGGTTGCAGGCGGTAGACCCCCGTGCGGTTGGAGACGAAATAGACCGCACCGTAAGGGTCTTTCGTCCAGGCGTTGCCCCAGGCCATGCCCACAGCATCGGACACCAGGGAGATCTGGCCGCCGGCCATGGGGTCTCCCTGGATCTGCCAGAGCGTATGGTCGCCGCCCACGTAGAGCAGGTCGTCCGTGTAGGGCACCAGGGCTGTCACCGTGTCGCCCACGAGACCCAGAGGCGAGTTGTTGCCTACCACGGCCTGTGTGGGCGTCACGTTCGTCGGTGCATAATCGAAGTTGGTTGGGTCCCCCACCGCGCTCATGAACCAGTTCTGGCCATCGAGCTTGAGGCCCGAGAGGACAGTACGGCCGCGCCAGGTGCAAATGAGCCTGGGCTTGTTGCCGCTGGAATCGACAGGCAGGGTCCCAGCCGAGGCTGTCCAGGCCAGCACCGCATTAGTCGCTGGGTCGTAGTACTTCCAGTTCGTGCCGTCCGCGAAGTAAATCTTCTGGTTGTTCGCCGCGCTGCGGATCACGGTCGCCGTGGACGACAGGGTGCCCGACACAGCGGTCCAGGGCCCACCCAGGGTACTTGACTTGACCACGCCGCCGGCCACGGCGATCAGGGTGGTCGTCCTACCATAGGACTGCGTATCGCTGCTGGGCCCAGCAGCTGCAGCAGCTCCTGTGCCACCGTAGTAGATCGCTTCCAGGCCGCTGCCAAAGCCGGCATCCGCCACGGAGCCGTCGCTGGTATTGAGGCTAAACGATTCGCTAGGCGTACTGACAGATACCGTGCTGGCACTGGACAGGCCAATACAACCCGAGACGCCGGCTCCCGCCTGTGTGTAGCTCCACGTCTCGCTGCCATCGGCCGGGCTCAGCTTCACCACCTTCAGTGTTGTCCCATTGCCTGTCAGCAAGTAGACCGCGGAGGTATCGGCAGCCAGGGTGGCGAAGGTAGCGGCGTAGGCGTTGGCCGAGGAGGTCAGGATATAGGCAACGCGTAGGCTGGCATGCGCCATACCGCCAGCGCCGCCGCCACCCGAGGAGCGGTGGTTCGTCGTGCCGCTGTTACTGCCGCCACCGCCTCCGGCCCCTACGGCCCAGACTTCCAGGGTGGACGTATCGGACTTTATGGGGAAAGTCGTTGTTTCCGTGAACAGGACATAGGTGTCCGCGACCCCATTGTTCAGCCGCGCAATAGCGGCGCCACCACCACCCGGGGAGCCGGCTACCGCGCCGAACTGGGCCCCAGTGCCATTGCCGCCACCACCACCCCCTAGTAAGCCAGGACCGCCGTTGTTCTCCATGCCAGCGCCGCCACCGCAACCGAAGCCGGTGGCAGCCCAGGCCACGTAGTCGCTGGGGTTGCTTGTGGAGGACCCCAGGCCGCCAGCAGTCCAGGGGAAGCCGCAAGCTGTCACTGCGGCTTGCAGGCCATGAGCGTCCGTACTCTGGGCCCCATTGGGTGCGGGCGACACCGCGCTAGCGGCACCTCCTGCCGTGCCACCTACCGCGCCACCCGAGCCACCCGTATCCAGGTCGTGCGTGTTGGCCGTGCCGCCCACGCCACCCGTGGTGGCATCGTCGCCTCCTGAGGCTGTACCGCCCGCCGCAGTACCCGCGGCGTTGAAAGCGCCCCCATGGCCACCGTTGGCCGTCAGGGTGGTAAGCCTCCAGGTGACCGTAGTAGCCCCGCCCGTGCCGCCAGTGTTGCCACCCGCAGCGCCACCTGCCCCGGCCGCGCCAATGGTGACGGCCAGGTTGCCTGCCGAGGAGGCCCCCGGCCAGAAGCGCATCTTGCTGACGCCCCCAGCGCCGCCCCCCTGGCCAACGTGGTTGGCATTGATCGGGCAGCCAGTGCCCGCGCCACCGCCCGCAATGACCCAGACATCGAAATAGACCGTGCTCGTGGGGATGGTGTAGGTGGTGCCCGACGTCTTGATGTCGTAGGTGGTGGCCGCGCCGTCCCAGAGGGCCAGGACGATGCAGCCATTGCCTCCTGAGCCTCCTGTGTAAGCACTGGCACCAGAGTTGTTGCTGGCGCCGCCGCCCCCGCCGCCCAGGTAGCCATTACCGCCTGCGGCACCGGTGCCTGCCCCCTTGCCGGACCCACCACCCCCGCAGCCAAAGCCCGTAGCGTTGCTGCCCGGGTTTGGTGCAGAACTGCCGCCCGCCCCGGGCCCAGTCCAGCTGTAACCCAGAGAGACTACCGCTGCCTGCAGGCCGCTGATGTCCGCGCTTTGGGCGCCAGCCCGTCCTGTCCCCGCATTGCCGCCTGGATAGTCCGCACCATTGACACCGCCAATGGCCCCGCCACCCGTGCCTGGCCGGTTCTCAGTGTTGTCGTTCTTGCCACCCCAGCCACCGTAGACCACGATGTTGCCACAGGAGGCCATACCCCCCAGAGCGTTAACCAGGTTGGCACCACCGCCCAACGAGTCCAGGCCACCTGTGCCGCCGCGAGCTGTAACGGTGAAGCCGTTGTAGGTCGCCGAGGTGTCGCCACCGTTGGCCCCCTGCGCGGCAGTGTTGACCCCCACGCCACCAGCACCAATGGAGTAGGTAAGGGTGGTGCTCATCCCAGGAACACCACCTTGAACTGAGAGGCTGGGGTCTTGTCCTGCAGCAGGAAAGCCAGCTTGCCCGTTGTGGCGACCAGGTCCCGTGGCCCGGCAACCCAGCCAGGGAAGGTTGCCAGGACCGTCGCAATGGTCTCCGCAAAGCCGCCTGCAGCCCCGGAAGACGCCGTGGCGAAGGCGAGGCCATCGGGAGGCAGCCACACGTAGAGGTTGCCGCCCATGACCGCGGCTCCAGCCGTGGCATCTCCAGCCGTCACCGTGGCCACAGCGCTCTGTGTCCAGTTGACGCTGCCCGTGGTAGTCAGCGACTGGGCTACCAGGCTTGTGCCGCTGACCTTGGCCGTATAGAAGGAGGTGGCGTCCGTACAGGCGGCCAGGATGCTAGAGCCACCCGAGGCAGCCAGGGCACCGTTGTTGACGACCTCCCAGACCCCGTTGGCGACCGCCAGGACATTAACGCCAATGGCTGGGACGTCAGGCACGGGGGCTGGTGGGTCCGCTGGGGCCTCGGTAGCGTAACTCCAGAGGACCTGGATGGCCCCTGTTGACAGGCCCACGCTCCGTGGTGCGCGCAGGTAGACACACGACACCGTGGGTGCCGCTGGCAGTGTCCCAGTCGTAACGACGTAGTTGAGTTCTTGAACGGCGTTGGCGGCATTGACGCGCGTGCCGATGAACTTGGAGGTCCCTGGCCGCTGACCACCTCTGGCTCGGGCTGTGCCAGGTTCGTAGGCCCGGACATTCTGGCCGATGATTGTTGTGTTAGGCCGCTGCATGTCGAAACCGCGCGACAGGTCGATCCCCTCGACCGGGAAGGTCAGGCTAGACGTGCTCTCCTTCGCTGGGATTGGCTTGCGCGGCATGACATCCCTCCCGTCTCCTTACAGCTTCGCATACAGGCAGTTGGCGCCTGTGGCCGTGCCTAACTGGAAAGTGACCTCGACGAAGCGGGCCCCGAGGGTACGCATACAGATCAGGCCAATGCCCGCGGCGCCTGGCGAGAGGTTGAATGAGCCATCCAGGCCACCCTCGCCGGCCCCAATGGCATCGGGACCGAAGGTCTGTACGATGGTTGAGGCGAACAGGTGGGAACTGTCCAGGTCGGAACCGTCAACACCTGCCCAGGGGCCCAGGGTGATGGTGTAAGCAGCGGTCAGGACCGGCACCCACAACGGCTTCCGGGCGCCTCCCCGGGTTGGCCTCCAGAGGTGGACGCGCATCTCGAAGGTCTGGCCTGCATCCCCGAGCCCCAAAGGCACTAGCAAGACCCGCTGGGAGGTCTCGCTGCCGTCATAGGCGCCACAAGCGATCACGCCGCTCCGCGCGGACACTGGCCCCTGGAAGGCTTTGGCCAGGTCCGCCGCCGTGATGGAGGGGGGACGAGTCGGGAAGACGGCCGCGGTCACATCACCGTCAGGGTGCGTGAGCCCATAACAGGCGTCTGACCGTTCGCTGGAATACATTAGGAGCCCCCTTAGCTAACGACAGGCGTTACCACGAACTTCATGTTCACGTAGTAGACCACTTTCCCAGACGCCCCCTGCGTGGTGGGGATGGTGATCTCCAGCCCCTCGTTAGCGGTAAGGGCCAATGGGTGGTTGAGGCCATAGGCCACGTTGTAAAGCGTCAGGCTCCCCGTATTGCCCGCGGAGTTGCCTACCGTGAAGACCCCGTAGCCGACCGGGTACGTGTCCTGGACACGGGTCCCCGTGGTGACAGCACCTGTGGCGGCGATCTGCACGACCGGAGCGAAGGTGGCCAGGTCCGACATGCCACCGCCCATGTCACGCATCTTTTGTTCGCCAGTGCTGAACGTGACGGCTGTGGCCGCCGAGGGACTGGTGGACCAGGCACGGTTGACGAAGAGGGCCAGGTCGTTGATCTGAGCGGTCCCAAAAGCCGTATCGATCTCGGCGGTGACATCAATGCGCAGCGGCACAAACAAGTGCGAGCTGTCCGTCCAGCGCCAGCAGAGCATGGCAGCGCCGCCAGTGATGACGGTCGTCTTGCCGGTCTTTAGGCCGACACGGTAGTGGCCGCCTGGCGTTACGGTGCCAGAGCCCAGGTAGTCCAAACAAGCAACCATGACCTGACTCCTTTAGGCTGGCACCACCGCAACGCGCAGGGTGATGTAGTAAACGGTCTTGCCCGTGGAGCCCTGAGCGGTAGGCACGGTGACCTCGATGCCCTGGTTGGAGCCAAGCATCAACGGGTGGTCGAGCCCATAGACCGTGTTGTAGATGTCCACCTCGGCCGAGTTACCCAGGGCGTTGGAGTTATTGAACTGAGCATAGCCGATGGGGTAAGTATCCTTGACCCGTGTGCCGGTCGTGAGGGCGCCCGTGGTGGCCACCTGGCAGGTGGAACCGAAGGACTGCAGAGGCGCCATGCTACCGCCCACGTCCCGCACCTGGTTTTCGTTTGGCTTGAAGACCACGGTCGTGCCGCCCGAGGGCGCAGTTGACCACGAGCGGTTGACCCAGAGCGCAGCGTCAATCATCTGGGCCGCGTCATAGGCGGTGTTGACGTTGGCGCTGACCTTGCAGTTCAGCAGGACCAGCAGGTGGCTGGCATCGGACCATCGCCAGGTTAAGATCGCCTGGTTGGCCGTCAAGCCAGCCGTGGCGCCCGTGGCCAGAGCCACCAGGTAATGGCCTCCTGGCGGCGTGGCGCCAGTGCCGAGATAGTCGACCCATGCACCCATAGCTAACCATCCTTGGTATGAAGAAAGAACCGCCTGGCCCATTCCTGGGAAAGGGCCTCAGAACCCAGGCGCCTGCCGGCCACGGCAGGGTAGTGTACGCACAGGCAGAGCCAGGCGGCTCAACGTCCCATTCATGCCAGCGCCAGGGCAGGCTTCTTCATCTTGTCGAGCGCCGCCAGGAGGTCCCCCGAGTATTCCTTGATGCCCAGGTGCCTCAGACGGACATGGGGCTCCAGCCAAAGCTGATGACCCAGCTGCTGAGCGTCGTGCCAGAAGGCGATGTCTTCGCCTAGGAAATAGCCCCGCAGCTCGCCCGTGCGGAAGACCTCATGCACTTGGTGCTCCCGACCAGCATACCGCAGGAGCGGGGCGCCTGCGGCCAGGTCCTCGATCACCTGCCGCTGCACGCAAGCGAAGCCCAACCCAAGCCCGTCCACAGGTAAGCAACCATACTCGTTGGCCGCGCAGTCACCGTTGTTGCAGATGACCCATGTCTCCGTGTCTTCCTTGACAGGGTAGGCCGCCGCCACGGCTGGCATCACGGTCGCCAGAGCCAGGACCTTCAGGAAGTCGCTTGCCTCCCAGGCCATATCCGCATCGATCATGAATAGGTGCGTCGCCTGGCTCTGGAGGAAAGCGTCGGCCAGGTAGTTCCGCGCTTGCTGGATAATGGAGCAGCCCAGCTGCACCTTCAGCTCGAAGGAGACCCCCTTGTCCCGGAGCAGGATGGCAGTATCAACGAACGCCACGGTCGTCTGTGCGGGGAACTGCCCGTGGACCGGCGTGGCGATCATGACTGACACGTTGCTCAGGTCAAAGCGCTTGGTAGTCATGAGCCCCGTCATACGTGCGAGAACGGCGTCGCCGTCGTACTCGTTGGCGAAGAGAATATCTGGCAGGACCAGGTGGAGGTCTTCACGTCGACAAAGACGATCAGGTCGCCTTTAACGCCGCCCTTGGTCGTGCCGTTCAGGCTGACCGTGTTATCGGTCGCTGTGGCGATATACCCCACTACGGCGTTGGAGGACGTGGTCGCCCCCCAGCACACGCCCGACATCACCTCCGCGGTGGCCACTGTGCTTATCGTGCTCGACGTGCCGGTGCAGGGAGTGTTGATGAATATCTCGTAAGTGTCGCCCGTGCCGGTGGCGGCAGGCAGGGTGAAGGCGAAGGGCGCCACGGAGTCTACCACGACGGTCTTGTTGGCATGCGTCGCTGCGGTCAGGCCCAAAGACGTTGCCGTGGTCAACACGCGGTTCGTGCCGGCCCCTGGGTGTGGCCGGCCGCCAACAGTGCAGCCAGCAGCCAGGAGGAGGCTCTGGGTTGTCTCCGTCCCATTGAGGACGTTCATATAGGAAGTCGGGTTCGACATGGGGTCCTCAGGCGGTAATGGATCATCAGGCGGTAATGGGCCATCAGGTGATAATGGGTCATCAGGCGATACTGGTCCAGGTGGTCCATGTGGCGGTTTTGGTTTGTCAGGCTGTACTGGTCCATGTGGCGGCTTTGGTTTGTCAGGCGATGTTGGTCCATGTGGTTGACGTGGCAGTCCCTGTGTTGACATAAAAGATCGACCCTGCGGTGCCCGTCTTGTTCACCCAGACGCTACCGATCAAGTAGCCCGACTTGGAGTTCGTCGGCGTTGTCGTGGAGACGGTCCAGCCGATCAGGTTCGCGTCGATAGAGTAAAAGACCCCCGTAGGGTCCTGGATCCTGTGTCTTTCGGACATTGGTTGACCTTCCTTGGTCGGTAAGCGAGCCTAGGTCCTTTAGGCTGGCGGCGGCGTGGCCGGTGTGTAGTAGGTGCTCAGGATGGCCTCGAGCTTGCCCAGAGCATCCGCCAGGGAGGCAGTGTCCTGGCTTAACTTGGTGGCAGCCTGCTGGTCCGCCTGCTTGGCTGCAAGCACGTCAGCCATCGTTTGCTGCCGAGCTTGTACGTCACTATCGGTCGTGTCCTTGAGGGCCTGCACGGCCGTCAACTGGTCCAGGATCGCTTGTGGGACCGCCATTGGATTATCACCCCATCATGGGCTGGCCGCCTCCTGGAGGCCCTCCCAGGCCGCCCGGAGGCAGCGGTTGGAGGCTGCCACCTCCGGCAGGAGCCGGCCCTGCAGGAGCCGGAGGAGGCCCTGCTGGAGGTGGTGCTTGCTGCAAAGGTATCCCTGCGGTAGCCGCATGCTGTGCGGCCAGGGCGTGGTGTTCTTGAGCCATCTTGGCATGGTGGGCAGCCTGCCGGGCATGGTCTCTGTGCATGGCCACGTGGTGGGCATGCTGGTTCAGGTGATGGCGTGTCAGCCGGTGGTGATGCGCCTTGTCCGGCTGGGCGTGCGGGTGAGCCCCAATCTGGATGCCCGCCATATCGTTCGGCATGTAGATACGGCCAGCCATGCTATTCCCCTTTGCAGGCGCAGCCACACTTCGGGCAGGTGCACTTGCTCTCGTCAGGCGCCGCCACCTCGTCCTTGGCTATCGTCCCACCAAGCGCCAGGCCGAGCGCTGCACCCACCACCAACGTTGCCACGAGGCCCAAGATGCTGTACATACCACCCTCCGCTAGCGCCTAGGGATACTGGACCTGGTTGAAGGTCACGGGGCTGTTCTCCCACCACCTGGCCGTGCCGGGCCGCAGGGCCTTCATATCGCTCTTGTCCGCGTTGTAGCCCAGCAGTTGCGGCTTGTTGCGCCGGTCGTGCGAGATGCTGGCTCCCAGGCGTTCCATGAACTTCTGGGTGTGGACATCCTCTGTATCGTCCAGGCGCTGCTCGGCAATGGCCAAGCACGACTCCAGGACCGTCTCGGCGTGGGCCATGCCGCCATAGACGTAGGGGTTCGTGCCCGAGTTCAAGGCGTCCGGGTTGACGTAATACTGGAACGTCAAGGTGTAGGCAGCGTCCGCCTGGGGGAAGACGACCAACTGGAAGCGCTGCCCGGCGTTGCCGGCAAGGCCCAGGCCAATGGACAGCCTGAGCGGCTGCAAGGCCAGGAACTTCGGGCGCCCCGTCTCGCTAGGCACCTTGGCCTTCAGCTCCTGGACAATGCCAATACTCACCAGCGGCACGGGCCAGTAGCTCGACCCGGCCGTGTCCGAGATGTACGCCTGCCCCTCGAAGCCACCGAAGTCGTCTGGCAGAGCCACGGTCGTTGCCCCACTGTTCAGCAACAGCGAAATGACCGGTCTCAGGAAGGACCAGTCGTAGCTGCTGTCCGTCCCCTCGAGTGCTGGCGGGAAGTAGAACTGCCGCTCACCGCTCTTGCGGATGGACGTGATCACGGCCGAGGTGGCACTGGTCCAGGCCGGGTCGCCTCCGTTGGTGCCGCGACCGTAGCCCAGGAACAGACCGATCTCGGACTCCAGGTCTGTCACTGACAGGGAGAGAGTAGACTCCGCCACAACTCATCACTTCCCGTGTTTGCCCAGAGACACCGGCGAGTGCTTCTCGCTCTTGCTGCCCTTGCCTTCGGCGTCCTTCCGGCTCCAGCTCCCCTTGGCGCCCTTGCCCTGACCGCCCTTGAAGGCGGCATAGTGGACAGAGCCCTTGGCCCCATCTTCATACGCCTCGTACTTGTTGCATTTGGCCATCAGGTCCTCCCGTTTAACCGCGACTCACCGAGGAGCGCGTAAACCACCCGTCTCAGGGTCCCGTAAACAGGTCCAGTGGGCGGCCTCGGTATCTTCCAGGGGCCGGGCATAGCCCACATAGGCGTGGGCATCCCGATAGTCGTCCTCTTGCTTATCCGCTTCTAGCCGCCGCCTGATCTCCGCGCAGCGCTGCTTGACCTCTTCCGGTGTCACTTGCCCTTGCTCCTTCGTTTCACGACCTTCTTGGCCTTGGTCTTGCCCACGTGTGCTGGGAGCTTGCCCTTGTTGTCAAAGTGGTGAGCTTCGGCGAAAGCCTTGCCCTTCACCCCGTAAATAAATCGCCGCTGTGCTTCACTTTTTGCCGGCAAG